CCTCACGGCGTGTTCTTCGACGAGCTGCATGCTTGGCAGGAATATCACCGGGACTTCTACGCCACGATGACCACTGGCTCGGCCGCACGTACTCAGCCGATGCAGGTAATGATCACGACGGCAGGCAACGACCGCAGCCGTATTTACAACGAGGAGCTGGCCTACACCCGCGGCGTCATCAAAGGCGACTGGCAGGACGACAGCACGTTCGGCATCATCTACGAGATTGACTAGGCCGACGACCCCTTCGACTCAGCCGTTTGGGTCAAGGCCAATCCCAATCTTGGAGTCTCGGTGAAGCTAGACTATCTGGCCGAGCAGGCGACCAAGGCCAAGAACAAGCCGCAGGCTCGGCACGACTTTATGCGGTATCACTGCAACCGCACCGTCAGCAGCGTCGAGAACGGCATCACGGCCGAACTGTGGGACAGCATCGCCGCACCGCTATCGAACTGGGACGAAGCCGACGCCATCGCTGCGGGGGTGGACCTCGGCGGCAAGGATGACCTTGCGGCATACGGTTTGGTGGCACGGTTCAAGGTCGGGGAATCGGAAGACGCTGCCGGGAACCTGCGGCCGGTTTACCGCTACGAAATGCAAAGCCGGGCGTTTATCAGCGAGGAGTCGAGGCGGGACTTGACCCAGCAGCCGTGGAGTCACTGGATTCATGGCGGCCAGCTGGTGAAGTGCCGCTACGTTGTGGCCAGCCTGCGGGATTCGCTGCTGGATGAATGCGAACAGCTGGGGATCCAAATGGTGGCGTTTGACCCGTACAACGCCAGCCAGCTCGGCGACGAACTGGATGCGGCCGGACTGACGGCTGTGAAGATGCCGCAGGCCCATCATCATTTCAACGAAGTGCTGCTCGAGTTCCAGAATGCGGCGGCGGAAGGTCGGCTGCGTCCGGCAATCAATGATCCAGTGCTGCGGTGGTGCGCCCTCAACATGAGCATCAACCGCAACAGCCGCGATCAGGTCATGCCGGACAAGAAGCACAGCAAAGAGAAGATTGACGCCGCGGTGGCGTCGCTGATGGCAATGCGGGCGGTGATGGTTTGCAAGTCGAAGTTCACAGGCAACCTTTTTATCGGCTAACGGAGTGGCACGGATGGGATTCGGAATTAACGGCTTGCTGAAGTGGTTCAATGGAACCGATGACGGCGTGACGCCAGTCAATCCGCACACCATGCTAGGGCTGGCTGGCGTGTGGTACGCCATGAGCAAGATTAGCGGCATGGTCGGCCAGATGCCGCTGGAGATTCGCCGCAAGCTACCGGGCGGCGGGAGCGACGACGGTATCAGCCACGCAGTTTGGAACCTGCTTCGGTGGCAGCCTAACGACTACCAGACCGCCGACGTTTGGAAGGAAACGATACAGGGCCACGCCATTGGCTGGGGCAACGGCCGGGCGGTGGTCATTCGCCAAGCAGGCAGGCCGACGGAGCTGCTGCCGCTGATGCCTGACCGAACCAAAACCTACATGGTCGGCGGGGAGAAGTACCACGTGACAAATCCGAACATGGACCACGACCGCATCGCTGCCTATTCCGGCAGCTTTGAGGAGGCGATGACCGCCAACCCAGAGACGACCGTCGTGATTCACGACCGAGATGTCTTGCACATCCAAGGCTTTGGCTATGACGGCGTGGAGGGAAAGTCGTTCGCCAGCGTGGCGAGAGAGTCGCTGTCGATGGGCCTGAACGGTCAGCGGCTGGCGACGAAGCAATCGGAAAAAGGATTCACTGGCCGGATGATGCTGCAGGCTCCGCCCGGTTCATTTCGTGACGAGAAGCAGGCTTCGGAGTTCCTGACAACTTTCCGCAAGCACCACAACGAAGACGGTGAACTGGTGGGCCTGCTGCGTGAAGGCGTGACGGCCAACGTGCTGACGATGAGCAATCACGACGCACAGTTTGTCGAACAGCAGAAGTTTAACCGCACGGACATCATGCTTTGGTTTGGGCTGGAGTCGATGCCTGGCGATGAGTCCCGCAGCAGCTACTCGAGCCTCGAACAAAAGCAGTTGTCTGAGCTGCAGTCGTGCCTCAACCGCTGGCTGGTCAAGTGGGAGATGCAGTGCCGGGCCAAGCTATTGACCGACCGCGAGAAACTGTCGGACCAGTATTACTTCAAGTTTAACCGCGGCACGCTGATCATGACCGACATGAAGACGACCGTAGACACGCTGGCTCAGGGCATCGTCCACAAGATTATCAACCCCAACGAGGCGCGGGCAAAGTTGGATATGAACCCTTACGACGGCGGCGACATGTACAGCAATCCAAACATCACGACCGACCAAGTTGACCCCAGCGGCGACACGTCCAGCGACGATGACGCTGACGAGGCAGAAGCACCCAGCGCCGCACCAGCCGCACAGGCCCAGCTGCAGCACATGGTCGGCGTCGAGTGCAACCGGATTCAGCAGCGAGGACTTCGCGCTAAGAACTTCGTCGAATGGGTCGACGGCTTTTACGCACGCTGGCAGGAGCGGCTCGAGTCAACGGCTGGTGCGGAAGACTGCGATGCGGCCGGATACTGTCAGCGTCACAAGGAGGCACTGCTGGCGGCAGCCGACAAACAACCTGCCGAGTTTGTGGCGGCGGTGCAGTCGCTGCTTGCAGCATGGCGTGCTGACGGCGTCAAGGAGCTGGCCAGCTTATGAGCAAAACGACTTTAACTTTGACTTGAAATGGAGGCTGTTCGATGCTGCGAATTAACGAAAAGACGCGGGAGATGTTTGTTTACGGCCAGATTGGGCCAGCGGACTGGGGATTCATCGGGGCCGATTCGATTGTCGAAGCACTGGGGATGCTGGGCGACGGGCCGATCAGCGTGCGGGTGAATTCGCCTGGCGGCAGCGTCGACGAGGCAGTCGCAGCGGTGGAGAACCTGCGGCGGCACAGCGGCGAGGTCACGGTCAGCGTTGACGCACTGGCAGCCTCGGCGGCGACCCTGTTTCTGGTCAGCGGGTTCAAAGTCACGGCCGCACCGCGGGCGATGGTCATGATTCACCAGCCGCACACGATTGCCATTGGTGACTCAGCGGCAATGCGAAAAACAGCGGACATTCTGGACAAGTACAGCGAAACGCTGGTCGATGCCTACGCTGCCAAGATGGACGCCAGCCGGGAAGAGATTCTGTCGATGGTGGCCAGTGAAACTTGGTTTACCGCCAAGGAGGCAATGGCCATTGGGCTGGTCGATGAAGTGGTCGACATCAAGGACGCGCCAAAGGCAATGGCATCGGCGTCGATGTTCCGCCATCCGCCGCAGGAACTGTTTGACGCTGCCAAGCCAGCCACGCCGGTTGAGCAGCGGTTCCCAAAACTGATTGCCGCAAAACTGCGGGCAATACGACTAAAAAGCCGTGACACTTGATTCGTGATTTATAAAGCGTATGATTCCCAGCGGTGGGATGTTCCCGCCACACATTTTGAAAAACTCCCGCTAGAGTTCGGTTGTCATCGACTCGACGGGCTGACGTTTGGAAAACAACGTCGGCTGTCGCAGTCGATTTCTTTTTTTGCTGCCTGACAGTCGGCACAAAAAAGGAATGACCATGAAGACTGTAAAGGAATTGCGAGAGGCGATTCAGGAGCAGCACGACCGCGTTGCTGCGATTTTGGCTGTTGCCAAAGGCGACCAGCGTGACTTGAACGCTGACGAAGAAAAGGAAATTGACGAGGTTCAGGGCAAGGGCGAGTTGGTCGGAAAGCTCGGCGAACTGGAAGCCAAGCTCGACCGGATGCTGAAGGTCGAAGCCGCACAGAAGGCGATTGCCCGCCAGCGGTTCAGCGACGACAAGCAAATCGAGGAAGTTGTCGCCAACGGTGACATTAACGTCAGCGCTGTCAAAGTTCCAGCGTCCGCCAAGGCTATCGGCAGCATCCGTTCGTATGCTGGGCCAAACGCAGAAAAGGAAGCGTTCATCGCTGGCCAGTTCATTCGCAGCGTGCAGGGCAACCAAGGCGCTACCGAATGGCTGAAGAATCACGGCATCCAAGCTGCGATGGGTGGCAGCGACAACACCAAGGGCGGCTATTTGGTTCCCGAAGTGATGGAAGCGGCCATTATTCGCAACGTTGAAGAGTTCGGTGTGGCTCGCCGCGAAGCCCGTGTTTATCCAATGGGTGCTGGCGTTACCCTGCTGCCTCGCCGGGCCAGCGGATTCACCAGCTACTTTGCTGGCGAAAACTCTGCTGTTACCGCCTCGGACTTGGCGTTTGACCAGATCCGACTGGAAGCCCGCAAGCTGATGGTGTTCAGCAGCTGGTCCAGCGAATTGCCAGAAGACGCAGTGGTTGCCCTTGGCGACTTGCTGACTGCCGAAGTTGCTTTGTCGTTTGCCGTGAAAGAAGACCAATGCCTTTTCAGCGGTGACGGAACCAGCACCTATGGCGGAATCGTCGGCTTGGCCAACGCTCTGGCTGCGGGTGCAGTGGCTACGACTACAACCAACGTGGACACGCCAGCCGAGATCACCATTGCCAGCTTCGAAGAGGCGATGGGCAAGTTGCTGCAGCTTCCTGGCATCCAGCCTCGCTGGTATTGCCACAGCAGCATCTACCACAACGTCATGCAACGCCTAGCGTTTGCAGCCAGCGGCAACAGTGCGACTAACTTCAACGCTGGATTTGGTCCGACGTTTATGGGCTTCCCAGTCGTGTTCGCCCAGGCGATGGACAGCGGCGCTCCGACGACTGACCTGTCTGGCAAGTTCATCGCCTACTTTGGCGACCTGAGCCGATCCGTGACGATGGGCCAAAAGCGAGGCATCAGCATCGCACTGGACAACAGCTATGGGTTCAACACCGACAGCGTTTACTTCCGTGCCACCGAACGCTTCGACATCAACTGCCACGAACGGGGAACCAGCACCACTGGCGGCCCGATCATCGGCGTGAAGTGCAACGCATCATAGTGATCCAAGTGTTCTGCTCCACTTGGGACCGTCGGGAGGGGGCGGGTTTCCGTCCCCTCCTTTTCCCTGACATCAACCAAAACCTGACAAGGAACTTGATATGAAGACTCTCCAAAGCTGCGTGTATTCCACGCTGCTCGCGCCGATTACCGCTGCGACTACAGCACGGACTGCCAATCTCGACTGCCAAGGTGCCGACTACGCAACCATCAGCATTACCTGCGGTGCGGAACTCAACACCAACAGTACCAATGTTGTTGTATCGCTGAAGGAATCGGACGACACGACGGCATCTAACTTTGTCACGTTCAACAGCACCTACGCTTTTACCATCGACAACACCGCAGCGGCCGAGGCCTTGCTGCACGTTGATCTCAATGGCCGCAAGCGTTATCTGCAAGTCGGACTCACGCCGGACACCACGACCAATGGTGCGGTATTAACGTCGGTAGTCGGCGTCCTGCAAAAGGAAATCGCCGCCTCCGCCAACACCAACAATGCCGATTACGTCAAGGTTGGTTAATTATAAGACGGCCACCAAAAGCGGAGCAGAACGCTATGGATACACATGAAGCGAAAGTAGCGGCGTTGATGACGGCTCCCAGATACGAATGTGTCTGGAGCCGCAACGTCATCGACCACGCATTTAAGAAAGCGGGCATCCCGATTGTCGTGTCTGGCGGCGTGTTTTACGGCCAGTGCATGCAGCGGATGCTCGAGGACGCCATCGACCACGGCATCGACATTGCGATCACCGTTGACTTTGACAGCTGCTTTACCGTTGAGCATGTCCATCGCCTGCTCAGCGTCCTGTACAGCGACCCGAAGTATGACGCCGTTGCAGCGATGCAGTGCAAGCGAGGAAAGCAAATCCCGCTGTTTACGGTCGGCGGCCAGACGCAGGTCGAGTTTTCCGGCCAGCCAATTGAAGTGACGACTGCACATTTCGGGCTAACGGCGATTCGCCTGGACCGACTGCGTGATGTTCCCAAGCCTTGGTTTTGGTGTCGGCCGGACGAGGACGGGCGATGGACTGACGCCAAGATTGACGACGACATCTGGTTTTGGAACCGATTCCGCGAGGCTGGCCGGCGCGTCTGGGTTGATGTCGATTGCCGCATCGGTCACATGGAAGAAATGATCGCGGTTTACGGTGACGACCTGAAGCCCAGGCACATGTATCCGCAGGAATGGCGAGACAAGTTTTTAGGAAAGAAAGGGCAGAACCTTGAAAATGAAACAAGTCGAGCAGCTGAAGGTTCAGTTGCTTCGTGACTGGAACGGCCGCAAGGCCGAGGACGTGATCGAAGTTTATCCCGGCGTGGCAGATTGTTTGGTGAGGTTTGGACATGGGCGGATACTCAATCAGCGGCCCGCTGCGGACGGCGGACAAGTCGATCACCCAGTCAGCAACGACAGTGGAACCGCTGCAGCTGAGCGAAGCGAAAAAGCATCTCGAAATCGCCGACGCTGACACGGCACACGACGAGCATCTGCAGAACTTGATTCAGCAGGCACGGGAGCAAGTGGAGCATGACTGTCAGGTTTGCCTTATATCTCGCACGGTTACGGAAAAGTTTAACTGGTCGGGCGACGAGGAATACTGGCAGCTTTACTTCCGGCCTGTCACGGCGGTCACTTCGATCACCTACTACGACTCAACCAACACGCAGCAGACATTTTCGGCCAGCCTCTACAGCTTGGACACAGACCGTCGCCGCGTCTGGCTTAATAGCAACGCGGCATGGCCGACAACCTACGACCGCTGGGATGCCATCAGCCTAGCGTACACCGCTGGATACGGCGTCAATGGTGGCGCTGTGCCGCAGATGTTTAAGCAGGCGATGCTGCTGCTCATCGGTTACTACTTTGAAGAACGCACGATGATGGGCAACGAGATCATCACCGGCGGATTCAAAGCTTATGAGAACCTGCTAGCCCGCATGAAACGGAGCAACTATCCGTGAGGCTTAAGGCTGGCCAGTACCGCGACCGCGTCAACGTCTACCGTGAAACGTCTGCTGAAGGCAGCGACGACCCAGCGTTTGCAACAACGCTATGGCGTGACCTGCCGTGCAGTATCACAGCGGTCAGCGGCGGCGAGACGTACCGCGGCAGGCAGATTGAGGCCACCGTCTCGCACGTCATTGAAATGCGTTACTACGCCGGAATCCTACCCAGCATGCGAATCTATCAGCCGCTAACGCAGACCTACTACGAAGTGAGTCGGGTGCTGGCGATGGACAACAACACGCAGCTCATGATTCAGACGACGGAGGTCGTACTGTAATGGCAAGCAAAATGCACATTGAGACTGCAATATCAGATGACTTTCCACTGGAAACGTACCTTCAGCAAATTGATTTGCTTGTTCGGCACAAGGCAATTCCGGTGGCACTGCGTGCCGCCAGCCGAATCGTG